TCTATAAAAGTATCAGATTCTTGTTCTTTTACTTTCTCATATAAATCAACAGCTTCATCATCTGTTAACACTAACCATCTATCCCCAAAATAAACTCTTTTTTTCAAATATTCGGGAATAACATTATCTATTGTAACACGTCTATAATTGTTAAACAATTGTTTATTATTTTTTATAAAATCTAATTGTTGTTGTGATAATGCAACACCCATTGATATATAATCATTTATTAAATCATTTGGTGTGTTTTCAAATTGTTTACTTGTTAAATAACGTCTTATAGCAATATAAATTTTCTTTTCTTTATATGAAAGGTCTTTATATTCATCATCTTCTATTCCATCCTTAAATCTTCTATAATATTCCCTTTCTTCATCTGTTAACGGAACATTCTTGAACAAATTTTCTGTTCCTTGTAACAAAGGCTCTATTTTAAGAATATCATTCCACGACATCGTTCTATCACCATCATTCTTAGCACTTGTAACAATATAATTTCCTTGATTATTATATTGTACTACAAAGAAACAATACTTGTCATCTTCAATTTCTTCTATTTTGTTTAATCTTTCAACATTTTTTACAAAGTAAAAACTTGGGTCAGTTCCTGCATAACGGTAGCCATTGTACATGTTTCCACCACTACCTCGTGATACACACCATGAAGCAGGGAAATCTCCTTTTATTTTTATACATGCTCTTTCATTGTCTCCATGATAGATTTGTAGAGGTGCTTTATTATAAATTAACTCTGTTTGAGAAAATTCAACGGTGTTATTTGTTTTAGACACCTTCTCCTTTGTAGGAAAACTGTCAACAATTTGTTCTAATTGTTGAAAAGAATATTTTGTTATATCTTTTTGTTCAACTTTTGGTGAAGACTTCAATTGGTCAAAACGATTGATATAATATTCTATTATTTCATCAGTTAAATTGGGATTTTCAACCTTGTACTTTGTTATTAAATTGTTTACGACTTTTTGTGCGTATTCGTTTAATAATTGTGTTAATTTTAATTGCATGATTTAATATTTTCAAAAATCCTTTTTAATTTTTCTTTTTTATCAATGTTATTAATAGAAGAATTTTCTAAAATTATTTCATCATTAAAATCACTTCCTAAAGACTCTCTCATAACATTTAAAAAAGCACCTTGTGTTGAAGGAATAGACACTAAATCCCATGTTGCTAAATTCAAATCATCTTGAACAATTTGATTTCCACCTTCTTGTCTTAAAGACCCTTCACCTCTTGAAGAAATTCCTAATTTAATTCCACTTTTAATAAAAGACCTTGCTTGTGCAGCTTGTATATTGGATTCGTCTAATAATTCAATTTTTGCATAAACATCATTTCCATTCCACCAAAGTTTTACAATTTTAGCACATGATAATGCCAATTTAATTTCTAAATCATCGGAATGGTCAAAATGACATAAAATATATCCAACTTCTTTTATAACTTGTTGAAGTTTTGAAATCTCTCTTTCTAAAGTTTTTCTTGGGTATATTCTACCATTACCATTTTTATAATCAGCTCTTTGAACAATTCCTTCTAACACTACGGGTATTGTTCTATTTATTCCAATATTTTCTTTTAACGATTTTGTTGGAAGAATATATCCTAATGTTTCTTTTAGTAATTGTTTCAATGTTATGTAGGTTTATTGTTTAAAATGTTTGATGATTTTATTTTAATTCCGTTGATGTTGTTAAAATTTTAACTATTGGTGAAAAATTACCTTTACTAACTCTGTCAACGTATGTTTTAACACTTGCTAAATAATCATATAACTTTTTAGCTAATGTATTCATCACTCCTTTCCATGTATCATCTTTTTGTTCAGCAAAAGCATAAGCACTATCATAAAGACCTTTGAATTCGGGATTATTACTAATAGCTGTTTTAATATCTATTCTTATCTTTTTTAATTCGGGAGAAATAGGCTTTGGACTTCTAAATTTTTGTTTAAACGGGTCTTCATTCTGTTCAAAAAGATTGGTTTTAATTTCTTCTAAATCAGATGATTGCCCCCAATATTTAGCATCATCGGGATTAACACCTTTGTTTGTTAAGAATGTTTTAGAATATATTTTAATAGGTTTGTGAACATATTCATCTTTAAAGTTAATAGCATCTTCTTTATATTCATAACCTTTCATTAATTTACCATCTAAAACAGCATAAAATTCGTATTCGGGGTCATTAATATGTCCCGAATGGTCTTCATATATTGAATCATCTTCATCAAAATATTCTTCCATCAATTTTTTAGACTTGACTTTTGAAACTTCTTCCTTAATCAATTGAGATAAAGATTTTTTTGTCAAACCTTTAGCTTCTTTAAGAACAATTACTAATTTTGAGTCTTGTGGTTCAATAACATTTTTACCTGCTATTGAATTAGTATAATAATTTCTATCTTTTGTTAAATTTTTTAAAACTTCTGCATCTGCACAATTAGGGTCGTGACATTTTTCAAATTCTATCTCATATCCAATACTGTATTCATGTTGAGAAACATAATCTCTTGTTAAATTTTCTTTAATATATCCCTTTTTAATTAAAATTCTTTCAACTTGTTCGTATGGTTGAAGATTTGAAAAAAGATTTGGAAAATGCCTTTTAGATTCTGTTAAAAAAGTATTTTTTGAAACTTTTCCAATTAAAACATCATTATGTAATTTTTGTAAGGCTTTCATTTATTAATTTTTAATATTTTTAAATTTTTTTATTTCTGTTTGAATTAGTTCTTTTAAAAAAGATTTTCTAATTACCATTGGTTTTTTATTTTTAAATGCTTTTGTTGATGCAAATTGTTCACCACTTCCATTACCAAAACTTGCTCCACCTTGATTAGTTACATTAGCCATTTCTTCTGCTACTCTTTTTGCTTTAGCTGTTGCAATAGCATATAATGCAGGCGTGTTTCCCTTAAAGGTTGGTTTCATTGCTTTAACAATTTCTTCTTTTTTCTTTTTTTCGGGATTAGTTAAACTTTTTTCTTTAATATTCATCATCTTGAAAATTTTCTAATTCATCTACTAACGAATAACAATTTAATAATTTTACAACATCGTCATTTTTAATGTTATAATTCTTTCCAAATGGTTTAATTGTTGAAATTGTTTCTTTCAAAAGTGTTTTTGTTTCAACATCTTCAATTAATGCTTCTTTTAGTTTTAATTTCAAAACTACTTCATCAAATCTTTCGGAAATATATTCCGTGAATTTTGGAGAATTATTTTGTGAAATGTATTCTTTTAAAACAGACTTTTGAGACTCTGTTAACACTTTAAATTTCTTATTGAATTTCTCCACCATTAAATCAAAAACCATCTGTTGTTCCGATTTTGGAAGTGTTGTGAAAGATTCTAATATTTGTGAAGATTCTGTTTTAGGAACTGTTACCAAATGTTCTAAAATAGTCGATTTATTTTTTAACAAAAAAGATGGTTCAACATATTTAGTAGAACTAAATGATTCTAATAAATTATTTGTGGCTGCTAAAACGTTATAATTTTCCACTCTAAATTTAAAAATGTCTTCTGAATTAGAGTATAAATCTTTAACTTCTCTTATTAGATTGTATTTTTCCTTTGAGAGTTTTTCTTTGTCAATTTTTGCATAAGACTCTTTTAAAATATCAAATCTTAAATTAGCTTGTGATTCGTTTAATGAGTTTGAACCCAAAATAACCTTATATAAATTATATTCTTTAGCTATTTCACTATTATGAAAATATTTCTTTAATAGGTTAATGGCTTTTGGTTTTGAATTACTAATTACTTCTTCGGAAAATTTTCTTGAAAGAACTTCAAATAGTAATCCTGTATTTTTTATTTTGGAATGTTTCAAACTTTTCAATTTTTCTCGCATTTTTTATAAATATTATAAAATTGACAATTAGTCATCTATTAATGAATTTTTCTTATAAATTTTGTTTTCAAATAACTTAATTGTCTTTCCTGTATATTTTTTTTCTAATTTATTCAAATTTTTAAGTTCTAATAAAGCTCCTTTTTTAGAACTCGATGGATTTTTTGAAGCATTAGATATTTCTTTCGAACCTATTGGGTCACGTCCCCAAGTTGAATCATCTGTTCCATATACAGAATTTTTTTCTTTTGGTCTTCCCATTTCTGCTTCTTCACCATAATCAAATGGAAGTTCCTTGCTATCCATTGAATTACTCTTATAAATAGTTGCCAAGTCATGTGGTGTACCATATGAAATTCCCGAATCAGATGGGTCATTACCCTCATTTTCAATTTGAGAAAGTCTAAATTCACGTTTCGAATCTTCAATTAATAAATCTCTAAAATCATCATATTCATCCTGCGAAATTTCAAACACATTATTATAAATCCAATCTTTTGGAAATATTTTATTATCAATCATAGAAACCGCTAAATCAACTTTCTTTTGTTGAATATCTAATAATTCCTGTTGATAAATTAAAGAAGGTGGTGTTAAAGCAAGTTCAAAATTTAAAACATCATTTCCCCTGTAACCAAGTATATCTAAATGAGCAATTGCAACTTTATTTAATTCAGAAACAACTATTCTTTGAATTCTCTCAATTGTATGTCCAAATCTAATTGACATTGCCGAAATAGTAGCCTTACCGACACCACCATCTTCATCCGCAAAATATGATTTTGGAATTTTTAATGAAGCGAAGAATTTTTCTTTATAATAATTTACATCAGTGATACCATCAAAATTTAAACCTTCCGTAGTTTCGATTTTCATTCCACTATTATTACCACGAACAGGAATATAAAAATCTTCTAACAATGACATTAGATTAAATTTCATATTATATTCACCTGTATTTGGGTCAACGTGTGGAGTACGTTTAACACTTGAAATAAATTGTTGCATAAATGCGGGAATATCTTGTGCAGGAAGTTGACCAACATCTACAAAGAAACTTCTTTTTTGTGGACTTCTCATAATTCTATGAATCAACATAGCTTCTTCCGACATCTGTAACGCTTTCCAAGTTTTTCTACCACCTTCTAAAATACTTCTACCAAGAGGTAGATAATTCATATCACTCAATAATCTAAATTGTAACACTTCAAAGTTTTCTAAAGTTTTCCTTGCTTGTTGACCTCTTTGATATGTTCCATAAGATTGTTCGTCATAATAATATTTAATATCTCGTTTCTCATAATCTTCAACCCTTTGTGTATGATATGGACTTAGTGGAAGAACATTTGTAACACCGAATTGTTCTGCTAATTGTAAAAATATGTATGAATCACCATATTTACACATTGTTCTAATCCAACCCCAAAGATTAAATTCTATGTTCATAATGTCATAAAATAGATTATGTAGAATTCTTTTTATATCTTCATCGGTCGAAGAAATTTTTAAAACATCTCCTTCTATATTTTTTAGTGTTGCTTCATCTGCGTAAATATCTAATGCAGAAGAAACAATTGCATCGGTGTCCATTAAATCATAATCTTGGTATAAAGCATTTTTTAAAACCATTCCACCATTTAACGTGTTGGTTGTTGCAAATTGACCCGATTGATAAATACCATTATATTTACTATAAAGATAATTAGATTCTAATTTTCCTTGTGCTTGAAGTTTATTTATATCAACTATTCTAAGACGATTATTACCAATCGCTGTAATAATTACATCTCTACTAAATAATCTTTTTAATCTTCCAAAAACTGATTTATCTACTTGACTCATTTAGAACTTGTTAAGTTTAATATAAATATTATAAAAGTTATTACAGAAGCCATTTTGTATCAAAATGTTGGTCTCCAACATTAAAAATGTTTTGTTGTTGATAGATTTCTTTATGATTAGTTGAAAAAGAGTTTGGGCGATATACACTAACATTATTGATTAATTCTCTTGAATAATCAACCATTTTATCTCTTTGTAATAATGCAGTATCTCTTAAAAAACATCCAATTCCCAAAGGCATTATACAATCATCGTGAGTTCCCTGTGCTGCTTGTGGTTTACCATTTAGATATATAAACGTTCTTAACTCACCTAAAGTTCGTGAGGAACGAATTATTAAAGAATTTGTTTGAATTGAAGAAATTAATGTTGATATAATTAATGGTCTTGAAGCAGTGTTCATTGAAAACCCTATTTCAAAATTATTAGAATCGTTAAATTTATTAGAATATTGGTCTAAATTTAAGTTATAATCATTATTACCTTTTAGTTTTTTATAAATTTTTTCTTGTGGATAATATGAATTTGCTATCGAATTAGCTGTTGACCAACCAATTCCTGTATTTTCAGCAATTAACAAAGCATTGTTCCATTCTGCTGCAATACTAATTGATAATTTAGGAAGGTCTTTGAAATCTATTTTACCTTTATATTCAGCAACCTGTTCAAAGGTTAATAAATCTATCACTTGTATCGAATGACTATCATCAGATGTTCCCTGTGATGTATCAACTATCACCATATAAGTGTGGGAATAATCAACATTTTTCCACATCCAATAATCTTGTTGTTCACCTCTTTTACCAATTGGTTCTTGTATAAAACTCTTTTCAATAAATAAAAGTTTTTCGGGGTCTATTACGGTATTACCTGTTAATAAAAAGTCTGTGTCGAACTCTTGTCTTGCCCGTTGAACACCAAATTCATCATCTTGTTTTCTTCTCCAAGATAAATCTCTTTTTGGATGAACATCCCATTTTAATTTTATAGGAAGAAATCCATTTTCACCACTTTCTGCACCTTGCCATAATTCATAAAATAAATTATTTGTTCCATTTGGTGTTGAAAGAGAAATCATTTGCCCACCTGCATCAATAACAGGTAATAAGGCAGTATAAATAGCTTCGCATTTTGGTGTAAAAGCCATCTCATCAAAAACTACTATGGAAGCAGCTTGTGAACGTGTTGCATCAGGTGAAGCCGAGAAAGCCTTAATCTTACTACCATTTTTTAACTTAAATTCATAAGCATTATCTGTTGTAGCAAGTTCTTTATCATTTTTTCTTTTAGAAAGAAATAAAGGAAGATTGTAATAAATTAATTTTACTTTGTCAACAATTTCTTTTGCTGTATCTCTTTTTGTTGCGATTACAACAATGTTTTTATTTTCGTTAAAAATCATTGTCCAAGCAACGTACATACCAATCAATGTAGAAAGTCCAATTTGACGAGACTTATTTACAATAACTTTTTTATGATTGGGGAATAATTTTACAACATTTTCTTGAAATGGATATAAATCAAAAAGAATTTTTCCTTCTTTTGGGTGTTGTATATAACAATAATTTTTTGCAAAATAAATTATGTCATTATAACAATTTATATACTCTTGAAGGAGTAGTTCTTTTCTATCTTCTGTTATCATTGCTTATTAATATTCATCAATTCTTTTCGAGCTGCTATTGCATCGGCATTCGCAGCACTTTGTTTAGCTATTGCAAGTTGTCGCTGTGCAATTTTTTGCTGTGGTGTCATGGGACTGTAAGTTTGTTCTTTAAGTGTTTTTTCTTCCCTAACAATTTTTCTAACCATTTCTGTTAATTCACTCTTTTTCATATCTAACGGTTTTTAATAAATATTCCAACATATAAAAAATTCCAATCCTTCAAAATGAGAATTGGAATAACATTACTAAAATGGTAAATATTCAGATAAAATTTTAAAAATAAATTTCTTCTTGTATTGAGAAAGTACCTTGTGAATCTACTATTTGGAATTCAACACCTGCTCTACCACTTCCAAAATTTGTATGAATCCATTTTGAACTACCAAATAACGATAGTACGTTAATATATTTGAAACGTTTTCCCCATTGATGTGCAGATTGATGTAAATCACCTTTTACAACATAAATGTTTTTTGTTTTAATATCGTTTTGATAAATGTAATCATTTAAGAACACTTCTGTTTTATCATTAAGAATTAGGGGAAGTCCATGTTTCATAGCTTCACTATCTTTACCGTGCATAAAGATGAATGTATTATTCCCTAATTGTAAATGTTCAATAAATTTATTAAACACTCTTGTTTGTACTTGTGGATAACTTGCATTAAGATATATTTCGATAGCTCTATTTAAAACATATTCTAAAGCCCCTGCATGATTTGAATCACCCACTGAAATGAAGTGTAATGTTTGGGTGAAGTTTTCTTCTATAATATCTTCAAAAAATTCTTTCATTGATTGAAAGTAAACCTCAAACTGCTGTTTGTTTGAAAGATTTTGTGGAAGAAAATGTCCACCTCGTGCAGTTTGATTGTTAAATCCATCAATACAATCTCCTAAATTTACAACATAAATGTTTTCAAAAGTTCCATGTAATGTATAAAGTTTATAGACATTGTCTAACACTTCATCAAGTCTTCTTGCAAAAATTGTAGCGGAATATTCATTTTCATATAAACTATCTTCACTAACACTTGCTCCAACATGTGTATCGGAAAGATAAATGAATAAAGATTTACCCGTATAGCTTGATGGTGATTTTGAAAAATCATATTTTGAAGGTACTTTTGAAACAATTTCCCTAAATGCTTCTAACAAATCAAATCGACCATCTACTTGTTTAGGCTTTAGTTCACAATTAACTGCATAAAGTTGTGTTGGATTATCACCTTTCTTTGGAGATTGCCATGTGGAACATTTCCACTTAATAACATCGTATTTAGATGTGTCAATTTGTAGTTCTGCAATTAATTCATCAACTCCTTTGATTTGATAATCAATTTTTTTAGAAATTTCTTTCGCACCTGTTATAAGATTTTCAGAAACTTCTGTTGAAATAGGAAAATCTAAAACTTGTTCTTTTGATTTATCAATAACTTTATCTAAATTAGGTGTTCCCAATCTTAAAGATTCTTTAAAATTGGGATTTCTTCTTAATATACCTCTAATAACATCGGTGTTTACAAAAAATTTATCACATACTTCTTTATAACAATTAGGTGTTCCTAAATTTATAGGGTTCTCTTTAATAAAATTTAAAATCTCTACATTACGTTCTTGAATCGTCATTTATTAAATTATTTTGTTAAAATTAAGATTCATCCCCTTTTGGAACATCTTTTTCATTATCTTGTTCTACTTTATCTCCAATATTTTGTTGACCAACATCGTCTATCGGTTTAAATATGTCCTCATCACCTCCTGTGTCATCACCGCTTGGTAAACCTTGTAATCCACCACCGCTACCACCGCCACCAACACCTTTCATATCTAAATCATCCATACCACCACCATTATTTGTATTTGACATAGATGGTTCAAATTTTCCAAGTGCTAATAATTCCGTAATACTTTCCGAAGCCTTTTCAATTTCTCCATCTGTATTCAAATCATATTTTTTACCACTCACCTTACATCTAAAACCACCATCTTTGATAAAAAGTTCAAAATGGTAATTATTTTTTGTTTTAAATCTTACTGTAAATGGTTTTGGAGAAATAACATTCGCATCGACTAAAAAATGTTTATAATTAGGTGTCATAACCTTTTCAACAGCATCTTTCAATCTTGGAATTTTTTGTAAATATAAATCTATATTACTTGACTTTTTTGGAATCGTCTTTTTTGGAATTGGTTGTTTTGATATTTGTCTTTCCACCTCTTCCTTTAGGAGTTTCCTTAATCGGTTTTTTGTAGCTTCTAAGTTTTTCATTAATAGATTTAATATTTTGTTGAATTTTTGTGACAGATTCTTCTAAACGAGAATGTTTTTGTGTAACATCTTCTGTTAAAGATTTATTTTTATAGAATTTTTTAGAAGCTGTTACAGATTTAGTAATGTAATCGCATTTCTCTTGAAGTCCTTGAATTTGTTTTTGCCAAGATTCTTTTAAGTTTCTATCAAATTCTCTTATCAAAGATTCACATCTTTTTGTTGCACGATTTTCTTTATACACAACTGCTGCAATATCTTCTCTTAATAAAGAACCGTTTGCTAATTTTTCATGTAAATCAAAAATATCACTTTCGAAAACTATTTGTTCTGAAAGACACCCTTCCGTTGGTTTTTTAATAACATGAAATTTTCCAACTTCATCTATTGTATCGCTTTTTTTCTTTAAAAAGGAAGAATATTTAGACTCTTTTAAAATAATTCTTGTTTCTTCCTTTAAAAATTGCATTAACTCTGTTTTTTTCATATTAAAACAATATTTTTAATAAATATTGAAATTATTCTAAAAATAGTTGTTTGTAATAGATTTTACAAGATTTACATTGTGATTTGCATTTAGAAATGGATTCAATGGCTTTTTGACAATAAAATTTTTGAGAATTATTTGTTTTACTTTCCATCAATATCAAACACTTCTTTAAATTTCTCTGTCATTTCTTTAACATCCTTTATAACATTCTCTTTATCAACTCCACCACTCCATTCTTCGGTGTCACCATTTGATGTAAGAATTAATACATCTTCATCACCATTCATAAATTCTCTCATATCATCTTCAACATCCCTAACCATTTGAATAATGTTTTCTTTTATAATCTTATCTTCAAATTCTTGGAAATTTCCTTCAATTTTCATCTTTGTTTCGTTTTTTAATTGACAATCAAAACAATGTGAATAGATTTTAAACATTTTTTTATCATAATTTGTTTTAATCTTTCCACCGCATGAAGGACACCATAAAGGAATTTTAATTTCATCTCTTAGAAGTTGTGTTGGGGTATAGGAAGATGTTAAACCATTTTTAACAGTCCATTTTTTACCATTTTCTTCCCAAATTTCTCCTTCTTTTCTTTCAGTAAATTCTTTTTCATAACCTTTTTGAATTTTTGTAGAATTTCCGTAATTTTTTGTAATAATATTTCGTAATCTTTGTAATTCCGAACTATCAGTAAACTCTTTTTTTAAATGTGCTTGTTCCATTATGTTTTGTTAAAGTTTTGTGAAATTAATCTATTTTGAATTCTATTTTACTTCTATCTGCTTTTGAATAAACAAAAGTTTTTAACGATTTTGTAACAGGTTCTTTTAATTCCTTTAAATATTTTTCAGAAGTCCCTTTTTTTAAATATGCTATTGTAATATGTGGTTCAAAGTTTGGGAACTTTGATGTATATGGGAAATTTTCCGATAGTTTTTTGTTTAAAGATTTTAGTATAGAAGATTCTACATCAAACTTTATTACATCGAATTTAGAGTTTTTAAAAACTCCCATTTTTGTAACTTCAATTTCTATTGGAGTTGATTTGCAAAATTCTTTTACAAATTTTATTAATTTTTCATCTTTAACTTCTTCATGTAAGCCATAAATAACTGTCACATGTGGTTCATCTTCAAGTCCATATGTATCAACACCTTCTTCTTCATATAAATCTTCTTTTGAAATTCTCGAAAGAACTTTTTGCCAATTTTGAAAAGGAACATCCAACATTAAACATCCATATTCACGTTTATTACTTTTTTCTTCTTCTAAGAATCTATTTTGGTCATTTGCAACAATTCTGTTCCAACTGTCGATGTTCCCACCCTTTTTAACAGTTTGATTGTATATTTTTTCTCTATCATTTGCATAATTTCCTTCCGAAGAATGTGTTGGATAACGAATTTTCAAAAGAGTTTGATATTTGTCATAATTACCTTCTTCATTTAATTCATTATCAAAAGAAAGTTGATAAATTTCGGGATATTTATTTCCGAAGTCCCTTAAAAAAATTCCTGCCTGTGAATTTGCTTCATTTTCAATGTCACTGCCCGTATTACCACTATTTTGGTCAATCCTACCATCACAATTTTGCTTTGAATGAACTAATTCATGTGAAATAGTTCTAAAACAATCAGCCATATTCCTACCCATTGTAAAAACTACAATTTGATTATCATTTAAGTTATTATGACCCAAGGTTTCTGTTTTAGACTTATCTTTTGTAAAAATTACTTTCGGAAGTGTTTTAATCTTTAATTCTTGTAAACAATCTATTAAAAATTGTTTTTTTAAAAATTCTCTATGTTTAGAAAGTCTTTCTAAAACATCTTTTTGTTGTAATAATGACTCTGTTACAAGTTCTTTAACTATTTTATTTATATTAATCATTTATATAAGGTTTTATAAAATTTTTCCAATTATCTTCATCAATATCAAATCTATTTAACACATTAAGAGTTTTTTCTTCGCCATATTTAGATATTAATTCTAAAACTTTAGATGTTCTAAGTCCTCCGTATCCACTTTTATTATAAAATATTGGAACTTCTGCCACATGGATTGATTTAGGTGGTATGAAAAAACTAATAGTATATTCTGTTGAATTAACTTTATATTTTTGAATATCATTAATTGGAAAATCTACATATATTGTGTATCCACCATATCCTTCACCAAGTTCTGTTGTAAACCAAGTTATCTCACCTTCCGAAGATTGTGTATTACGTTTTGAGTCAAGACCTGTTTTTAAAATGTTATGAAAATTTTCTTTATCTGTATTATGATATAATCTAATAAATCCTTGTTTAATAGGATTGATTTTATTAAAATTATAAGACTCTGATAGTATTTTCTTTAAAGATAACATTTAAAAATTCTTTTTAATAAATATTGTTAATTTTTATCATTAATTTAGCGTTATTTTTTATTAGATGATAGAATGTATGCGTTGATACACAATGTCTTTAAATTCGGCTTGTTTTGTTGTTAAAATAGCCCTCCATGTTTGTTCATATCCAAGTGTCGAAGGGTCTTTACCATTTAATTCTACAAAATAAACATTTTTTGAATTTTTATAAAATAATTCTACATATTGTATTGCTTTTTTCTTTGCATCTTTATCTAAGCATATATAAATATCTTTTACTTTCTCTGATAGCAATGTTTGCTTTAATTTTTCAGACATTGTTTTTCCAAAAAGTGGAATAGCGTTCACTTTTATTGCTAAAGCATCAAATACTCCTTCACAAAGTATTATTGGAAGATTAAAATTTATTAAATTTTCAAAAGGTATTATAACAAATTCATCAACGGTTGGTTTCATGTAAGAAGTAAACACTGTCGATGGTAAAACATCACTGTGATAACGACCTGTGAAAAGATTCAATTCATTAAACATGTTATATGATGGGAAAATGATTCTTCCATTATATTTTCCACTTGAACATATTCCAATGTTGTATTTTACAATGTCTATTTCGGAAATATTTCTATTTTTTAAATATTTTATAGAATTTTGAGCCAATTTCTTGTCAAAATATGACATTTTTTTATAATCGTATAATGGAACAAACTCTGTTGGAAGTTTTAATTCATTAAATTCTTTAATTTTGAAATTATTTCTGTCATATTTAACTAATTTTTCTAATTCATTGAAGAAAAACTTGTCCGAATTAACTCCTTTAAATAATTGTCTTAAATTCGTTCCTTTAAAATCACATCTCCAACAATGAAAATAGTTTTTTAAAGTTTTTGTTGTATTAATATCAACTTCTAACTTCTTTTTACTATCATTATATTTTTGAGAACATTTTGGACACTTGAACCCATAATTACCATCTTTTTTATGTTCCGAACTTCCTAAAACACTTTCCACTAAGTGTAGCAATTCATAATTTAGCATAATTCTTAATTTAATCTTATTAATTAATATCCATAACCTTCAACTGTCACTATAATTGCGGGAGATGTTGGTATTTCTGTTGAACCCGAACCGCTTCCAACAATTGTTAATAAACCATAATCACCGTTAGATGCACAATAAGCCATACATTCAATATAATCCCCAACATTAAATGATTTTACAAATGGTGCTGTTACAATATCATGTGAATTTGTATTTCCAATGTGAATTCTTGAAGAAGAATTTCTAATAGATTGGTTTCCATTTTGTCTTAAATAAAAAACAGCATCTGTTGTAGTACTTCCAACTCTTGATAATTGATGTGAATATGTAATGCTATAAATACCTCTCTTGTTAAAATATATTCGTGAGTTATTTGTTATAACATCATGTGAAATAGCCCCGCCAAACATCTCTTCATTTACATTTAAAGCTAATGGAGAAGGTGTTGTTGTAATAGGTATTACCAAGATGGTATTTGAAAATGTTGCATATCCTATTAAATGTTTTTGATTATATTGAATTTTATTTGGTAGCATTTTTTATTGCAAAGATAGTGATGAAAATTAATTTTCCAAAGATTTTTTTAACTTTTTTTCATTTCTTGTTTCATTTGTTTTCAATTGATGGTCAGCTTTACAAAGAATTTGAAACCCGTTTGGGTCTTCAATTGTAAGTCTTTGAATAAACTGTGAAATGTCATCAAAACATGTTAAACTACCAACATCGTGTATATGGTCTATTTGGATGTCTTTTCTTGAAAACCATTCTTTACAATGATTACATTGATATTCTGTTTTTAATCTTTTGTTTTCTAAATTTTGAGAAGGTCTTGAAGCATTTTTTAAAGTTATCATCATAGGCTTCCAATATTGAAATGCTTTTCTCAATCCACTTCTAATCTTTCCAAAATATTCACTTTCTGTTAATGTATTAGCATTTCTTGTTCTTGGAACAATAGATTTTTTAACTTTTTTTACAACTTTTGGTTTTTTCATTAACTAAAAAATTCTACCATTAAATTAATACTATATGAAACATTGTTTGGATTATAAAATTTTATTGATTGAATTTGTTCAAGACTGCTTAAATTTAACGATTCATATGGGAATAGTTCAAAACAATATGAACTTGTAGGAGAAGCTGTAAAACTATAATTAACACTTCCCGAATTATTGGAAGAATTGTAAACTATTGCCGAATTTGAACCTGTTGGAATAATAAATGAACTTCCACTAAATATACTGCTATTAATAACTATTGTTTGAAATCCTTTTGGAATGTCTCCTAAAGAATATTCCTCTGTCAATGATGAAGAAATATCTAATACACTATTGGAAAAATCACTTCCCGACAATATATCTACATAAACTTGGGGTATTGGTTTTAGTGGTTGCATTTTAAACGTCTAAATTTATCAAAACTGTTAAATCTGTTTTTCTTGGTATAGGAATTGCTTTAGCCGTTTTGCAAACAGCTAATAAATCACCATCATCGTTATATAAACCTATTGTTGTAAAATATGGTTCAAAATAATCTGTATCTACAAAATCTTTATAACTACCGCTATTATTTAATAAAGACTTGTTATAAGAAAAATTAAAATCTTTCTCCTTTATTAAACATTTTATTTGTTTCTCATAAATTAAATGAGAATTTTTAAATTTTAATTCAAACATTATTCATTTATTGCTTTTAAACTATGGTTATTATCTAAG